ACTTTGGTGGATCACTGGTTAAAAAGTAACACTTCAATTTAACTTAGTCTTTTTAATCGCCTCGTATACCTCTTCGACTGTACCCTTCTTTTTTTCTAGGGGTTCTTCTATAACTTGTTCTGACGTAGGCATACCGCAATACGTTTCTACACTCTGCACGATAGCTTCAACTAATTCTGTTGCATAACTAATCAGGTTGGCTATGTCGTGTGTGTAGTCAAAATCAGGTAGGGCTTCATCCATAAACTCTACAAACTCTTTTGTGTCGAGTTTGCTAACTTCAATAGCTGGTGACAAGGACAAGTCTTTATCCAGCATCAAAGAAAAAGAAAGGACGTTGATAAAGCGTCCTTCTTTTTTTGTGTCCTGCATATCAGACATCGACTACCTCACAGACATCACCCACGCAACTAAACTCTTGAGTGCCTTTTGTGTTGTCTTCCTTCTCGTACTCTTGGAGTTTGTAGAAATCAATCTCCTCTGGCATCCTAGACAACAGATCACTGTAGGTAGTCTCGTCTATTTCTTCATACGGAGCTTGCGTGTAAACAGCGTCACTGTGTGGGAAGAAAGAAACCCCCGACATGAAGTCAAAGTTTTCGTATACCCACGCTGCAACAGCAAGCCACTCGTGTTCCTTAACCGTAATAGTAATGCTGGGTTTGTGTTCACACCAGTGCTTTTGGTACGTAAGCCAGAGTTCAAGATGTTCCAAAGGTGTAAGTTCATCGTTAATCATCGCTCCTTCCGGGGCTTTAATAGGAAAAGAAAACACAGCAGTGTTCTTGCTCTCAACATCTCCAACAGCATCCTCACATGGAATACCGGCATCTACTAGGAACTGTGTCAATGGGTCTTTCTTGTCCCCACGAACGCGCCTGATATAGTGTTTGCTGTGTCGGGGGTGGATACCACTGGCAGCGTCTACAAGCTGGCTAACGGTCCCTGATGGCTTCACACAGGTGATGGCTGTACTCTGGGGTACGCCCAGTGACTCTGCCCACTTCTTGTTTGTGGCTACAGCAACTTCCCGCAAGCTTTCTAGCACAGCAGCAAGATTACCGTTCTTACCATTAGTAAGGGTGTTGTCCAGAATGCCAGTCATGCTTACGCCCAGCAGTCTTTCTGCTTCTGTGGTGTCCTTCCAAATCTTTCTGAGGTATTTAAAATCAGTAAGAGTAGATTGATATGTACCCAAAATAGTAGCAAGTTGTACTTTTTTAGCTAGACTTTCTTTTGTGTCGTTCTTTTTAACCACCACCTCTGTAAGATTACAGAACTGGTTGGGTCGTAGGATAATCTCACAACAGGGGTTCGTGCCAAACTCAAACTCTGGATCGCGCCTACCATTAACAGCAACCTGTTTCTTGGCAGCAGCACGACTGAACATGCCCCTCTCACCTGACCGACTCTCGTACAGTGAGTGCCACTCCTTCATAAACACGTTCATGTCAGGCACAGACTTATACACAGCAGAGTTGTTAGCGTAGGACCGATAGCTGTGGTTGTTCCACCAGTCACCAGACTTGGATGCCCGTATCAGATCGTCGCTAAGATTGCTGAGAGAGATAAGGGCTGAACGGCGCACACCGCCTACAACTACTACTTGTGCCGTCTTACAAACGAGATCATGACACTCTATGCTGCTTAATCGCCGTCCAGCCGCTTTAGTAAACATGTTAACTGCAAAGCGGAACAGATCATTCAGTGGCTCTGGGCCAGAGGCCCGTCCCCCAAAGGTCTTTAGCCGCGCACCGGCAGGACGTACAAGCGACATGTCCCACGTTGGGATTTGCCCTGCGTACAGCAGAGACACCAATTCTTTAAATGCCCTCGCCCAACCTGACTTGCTGTCTTTAACTTTAATTATTGTTGTGCTGTCTTCAAAGTGTTCCGCTACGTCTGGAAGCTTTTTGATGCACTCACGCTCAACAGAAAAACCCACGCCTGTGCCATTCATAAGGATGTACAACACCTCATCAAAGGCTCTTGGGCTGTCGATAGGAACGTAGCTACAGTTGTATGCAGCTACATTGCACCGCTCAACAGCAGGGCCAGCAGTCATCAGCAGCCGCATGGACGGCATGATATCTAGGTTCAGCACAGCACTCTGTAGTTCTGTACGCAGACTTTTGTCGAGACTAAAGTCATTACGTTCTTGGAGCCGTTCTTCCATGTAATTAAAGTATCGGTTGACAGTTTCGTCCCACGTTTCTCTGCGCTGTTCATCGTCCATCCAACGGGAGTAACGAGAAGTATGGATGTACTTCTGGTACGGGGTTGGCAGTTCAGTCATATTAGTTGCGTTCATTTATTATACCCCACTTAAATCTGGTTCTTTGTAATTTGACGACTTCAGCACTTTGCCGTCCTCCCTGTAAATCGGTTTGCCGTCATCCCCAAGCTTTGACATGTTGGACTCATGCACCCTATCAAAGATAGCATCCATGTCCCAGCCGTAATCAACGAACAGCCCAGTCAAAACATACAACAGATCAGCCGCCTCCTTTTTAACTTTAAAAGGCATAGGATCATCAGAGGAGTATGAAAATACTAAGGACAATGGAATAGCTTCCATTAATTCTTTGTACTCTTCTTCAATTAGTTTTACACGCCTGTGTATAGATGGTGTTTGACCAAAAGCTTCTTGAAACTCTTTGACGGACTCATAGAATTTGTTCACATCCCAACTCCCTTTTCAAATTCTAGGTCAACATTATATTCTTTTCGTTTCCTACTGAGGTACTCCAAGTACCACAAAGCTTTATCTAAGTCTTCCATAGGCTTTCCCTTGTGTTCATAACGAGCAAGGTACTTTATGACATTACCTTTAAGGTAGCCTAGAAACTCTCTCTTTGACATAGACTCTTCTAACAATTGAATTGTTTCAAGCTTACCTACGTTGTAGTGAGCAGGGCTGTTAACATTATCATTCGTCATTGTCATCTCCAAACAACCACTGGTCATTAATGACTCTGCTGTGGTACTTAAAACTGTGCTTGTCACACCAATCACCATAGGTTGTTTTTGATCGTTTGTTTATCTTGGTGTTAGCATTCATAAACACAAAGCGAACGTCAATGCTAGGATGTTGCTTACGAAAAGTCAAATGTTTTGTCCTGTCTTCAGACGTAAAGAACCCCTTGGTTTCTACATAGAAGTTATGTTCTGGTATGTAAAAGTCTGGGGTGTAGGTTGTAGGGTTTGGCACATACTCGTAGGAGTCTGGTTCGTAATCAAAGCTAACACCACGTTTTATAAGATCACTTGCAAACCCAACCTCAAAATTACTTCTGTACTTTGTGCCCATTGCATTTCGTGTCGAGCGTTTACGTTTTGACATAATGCGGCCTGTATCTAGATTGCAGAGATTGGATGCTGTCTAAAAGAAACTCTTTAGTTTTGGGACACTCAGTATTCATTGGGCTGTTAGCCTCGCTAGATAAAAAATTTTGCTCAATAAAAACACAGGCACCATACCTTAGCACATTGATTATGTTGTTTAAATCGTTCTGTATTTTTTTACAGTTTGACTTGTAGTTGTCATCATTCCAGTACGCTTCTATGGACATAGCAGGAACCCGCTTTATTGTTATTGGCAAACAACGATCATTCCCACGCTTCCAGCTTTCCCCTCCTTCTCGCTTTTCATTCTCAGTGTAAACAAAAAAACATTCTTTGTTAAAGTTAACATCAGAATTAAAAAATCTGTTTACTACTAACACCGGCATCAAAGTTCCTCTGTAACATACTTGGAGTACCAAACCATTGGTGGGTTTGCTCTGGCAGAAGCAACCTTGTACTTCATCTCAGCCTTGGGCCAGCAATGTTCTTTGAAATCACAGAAAGAACAAGTGGTGTTCAACACTCGATTGCCTGTCTTTTGTTTCCTGTACATCTCAGGCTCGTCTTCTAACTTCTGTACCTTAATCGTGGGGTCTTGAAGCACTGTCATGTTGTACTCTGCCTTAGCCAGAGCCGCCTCACGCTCTTCATCCTGTATAGATGGGGCGTTACACACCAACAGTTCACCAGACGACTTATTCATAACAATCCAACCACCGAAGGGCTTGTCTACGGCTGCGCTGTACAGGTAGCCCTGTAGCACATAACCAAAGGGGTCGTTGTCTTTAACCTTGTTGTAGTTTGCAAACTTGTTCATGTAGGCGTAAGGGCTTGCAGTTTTAATGTCCCACACCTTACCATCAATGATTACATCAAGTGTGCCATTAACTTTAACACCAGCTATTTCAAGGGATACCTTTTCTTGGTATGCCTCGACGTTTATCCCTGCCTCTTTCATTTCGACGTACAGCAATGACTCAAGCCAGTCCCCGAATAGGAACCTGTTGACAGCGTTGTAGTCCATCTTCTTGTTGACCTTGACGCCATCTCGTTCTAGCTGCTGTTGGCACAGAGGCTTGCCCAGACCAGACATACGAGGTCGCCACTTCTGTGTGGCCTTCTCGTTTGAGAACTGCCGTTCTGCTGACGCAATTAATTCATCTGACAATAGAGCAATAGAATCGGGGGAAAGTTTCCTCTCCCCCGAAACGACACTCTGCAAATAAATTTGCAAGTATTCTTTGATGAGGTTAGTCATCAGCATCCATTGATTCTACAATCCGTGCGTCAGCAAAGTCCCCACGGGCTTCTTTGTATTCTGACTCAATGTAAGCATTGTGAGAGTTAACAGACTCAACGAACTTCTCAAGAATAGGTACATCAACCGTTGGGTCAAACTCAACGTAATCCTTAACGTCGATCTTTGACTTGTAGTAGATGTTCCCACCGTACTTCTGTCGTAGCGTAGAAAGCGTTGCTCTCGTATTGAACAGCAGCTTACCTTGCTTCTCTAGAGTCTTGATCCAATCCGCAACAGGCATGAAGTTACTGCCACGAGCGTACCAGACAGCGGGTGTAGCTTCGATAGAGTCAGTCTCGACCATACCGTAGACTACTTGGGCGCACTTAATGTTAGCTTGTAGTGTCCTCTCTGGATCGTCAGAAGACAAGCCTTCCAAGTCACGCTTGTTAAGCTTGCCACAGCGGATTCCGCCAGCAGTGTCAAAGAATTCATCACCAAAGGATGCCCCTTGGATCGACATACTGCCGTAAGATTGCTCCGCATTGTCCCAGACAGTGTACATATACCGCCGCAGGAATGGTCGGAAGGTTACTTCTTTGGAGTGTTGCCACTGCCCAGAAGCATCCTTGAACTTCCACTGTCCTCTCGGAAGGGTGTTACCTTCTTCATCTTCAGTGTTGTGTTCAATGGCAAGCTTGGGTAAAAAGTCAACGCTTTGCGTAGACCCCGACTCACTAGCTTGACCCAGCAAAGCCATGATCTTAGCATTATCTGCTTTATCGGCTGTCACTAGATCAGTCAGTGATTGGGTTTCAACAACAGCTAAGTTACTCATTCATTACGTCCTTTCGTAAACGCCGACTTCTTTTAAGTCGGACCAGTTAGTTCCAATTTTTAACTCAATGCCAACAGGCATGTTGTACTCAACGCCAAACCTCAGAGAACACTCGTCTTTAAGACTTAGCATTGCATTCTTCATTAACTCTATACAGGTTTCCTCTTCGTCAGGGTGAACATCCATAACAATACTATCATGTACTGTGTTACAGATCAAGCTTTTTATTCCACTTTCTTTAACTTTTTTATGCAGCACTACCAATGCGATAGGTAAAAGATCAGCCGTTGCAAATCCTTGAACAGGATAATTTTTTATTTGGGTTGAATTAGAGTAACCACCACTGGGATATTTCCTAACATTAGGAAACATGTATTCCCTAGTTGATGGAAGAGTAAGCTTTTTCCTCACCAATGCTTCGTTACATAGCCTCTGTTGCCATTCTGCAACACCAGAGTACTTCTCAAGAAATGCGGTGTAGTATCGACGTTCCGCCTCAGTGCCTGACGTACCACCATAGAGGGGTTTAAATGTGTGTGCCTTTGCGTCTTGTCGAGATACACCGATAATGTCCGCAGTGTAGGAGTGGACATCAATCTTATTCTTAACATCTTCAAGAGCTTGTTTGTCTTGAGAAAGGAAAGCAGCCACCCGAAACTCTAGCTGACTGTAATCCCCCTCAAGTATCTTACCGTTTTCAAAACGGCTCACGATAGCAGCGCGAACAGGAAAAG